CTGCACTAAATGCTGTGAAGGTTATCTTGAAGGTGTTGCTCACGGCTATAAGTTTTATCCTGGAAAACCATGCCAGTTTGTAAAAAATGGTACTGGTTGCACAATCTATGCTCAAAGACCAAAAGACCCATGTGTGTCTTTTAAATGTATGTGGATTATGGAAAATGAGTTTCCTGAATGGATGAAGCCCGATTTATCAAATGTAATTGTTACATATGAGGTTATAAATGATATTCCATATTTTAATGCTGTAGAAGCAGGATCAGTAATGTCTTCAAAAGTATTGTCGTGGTTAATATCGTACTGTGTTTCTAAGCAAGTGAACTTACGCTACCAAGTAGAAGGCGGAATAAACTTTTTAGGATCGCCAGAATTTTTAGCAAGTTTTTCTTCACCTACAGCAGTTGTACAGAAAGAGGCACAATGAGTAACGCAGACTGGTGGGCTAAGCAGTTAGGTGGACAACCTGCACCTGTTCAACAGCCACGACAAGACATCCCAATGCCAGCATCTCAACAGCCAATGACTCGGTATGCACCGACCCCGATGCAACCAAACGTTTCAAAGGCACAGAGTGCTAACCAGAATGTTCCCTGCCCTGAGTGTGGTGGTGGAAACTACATGTCACCACAACCAAACATTGCTTTGCGGTGTTACGACTGTGGCTATCCTGTTTTGCAGTCAGGTTCCCGATACGGCGCACTAACAGGTGCAAAGGTTGAAGGGGGCGTTAAGAACGCCACAGGCAATTCAGGCACATCTGGTTTCAATCCGATGCCAGACGGATATAACTCACAAGGACAGAAGATATGAATGATGACGCTAAGAAAGTTATGGCTCTCCTTAACAAAAAGTTTGGAGACAATGTTGTCGTTATGGCTAGTGATATTCGCTCTGACCTTATTCCTAGGATTACTTCTGGTTCTACAACTTTGGATTATGTGTTGGGCGGCGGGTTCCCTGGTAATCAATGGAACGAACTTATTGGCGAACCTTCTCACGGAAAAACTGCTCTTGCCCTTAAGACGGTTGCTGCTAATCAAGCACTGAACCCAGAGCACTTAACAGTTTGGGTTGCTGCAGAGCAATGGGTTCCAGAGTATGCAGAGATGTGCGGTGTAGATACCTCACGAGTCATTGTGATTGAGACCTCTATCATGGAAGAGGCTTACCAAGCAGTCATTGATTTTGCGGAATCAAAGTCTGTAGATGCAATCGTTATTGATTCGCTACCAGCCTTGTCTCCTGCTCCAGAAATGGAAAAAGATATGTCAGAGGCTACTGTTGGTCGTGGAGCACTCTTGACTAACAAGTTCTTCCGTGTTGTTGGCACAGCGATGAAACGATCATTGGTTGAGGATGAGCGTCCTGTCCTTGGCTTGATCATTAACCAGTATCGTATGAAGATCGGAGTCATGCATGGAGACCCTCGAACAACCCCTGGAGGAGAAGGTAAGAATTACGCATTCTTCACTCGATGTGAGGTTAAGCGAGACGAGTGGATCGAAGTCGGTACAGGTCAGAATAAGGTTCGAGTGGGTCAGAGAATTAAGGTACGCACACTCAAGAACAAGACTGCACCACCACAGCGTGTTGCGTACTTTGACTATTACTTCGCAGAAGGCGGCGACTGCGCCCCAGGAGAGTTTGATTTTGCCAAAGAAATCGCTTCTCTTGCAGTAATCAAGGGCTTTATCGATCGTAAGGGTGGTTGGTACTACTACGGCGAAAGAAAATGGCAGGGAATTGAGCCTGTTATTTCCAGTATCCGTGAGGAGTTAGACCTTAAAGAAGAATTGCAGAAAGCAGTTTTAGAATCAACAGACAACCCAGTAGGAGAAGCAGATGAGTGACCGTGAGTTTGTCATCAACGATGAGGCTTGGGCACACGACCTAGAAAAAGGCGTAGAAAATTACACAGACATGCTCTTTGAAGCAGTTTGGGACGGGACAGAAGACACTGTTGCAGAGACTTTGTCTAATGAGCCGTTCTGTGGTTGTTCTGCTTGTTTTTGGAGAGAAACCCTTTTCTACCTAGTACCCAAAATCATCCGTGGGTATGAGGAAGGCAAAGTCGAACTTGAAGAGTGAAGGACAAAAACAGTCCCAAAAGCACGAAAAAAGAATCGCTAAAGCAGTCGGTGGAAAAACCACGGCTGCTTCTGGCGCATTTTGGTCTCGTAAAGGTGACGTTCGATCTGCTGATCTATTGATTGAACATAAGTGGACTGGAAAAAAATCATTCTCACTTAAAGCAGATGTGTTAGAGAAGATTGTGACAGAAGCAATCATCGATAGTCGCATGCCAGTACTGGGAATTAGCCTAAATAATAACAACTATGTATTATTAACCGAAGATGACTTCTTAGAGATGAGAGAGAAACTACAGTCCAATGGATGAACCAGACTACTCTTGGCGATACGACGCACGTTGTCAAGGACAGGATGAAACAACCCTCATCTTCTTTCCTCCACGGGATAAAGAACAGTACAAAGTACTAGCAGCGCAGGCTAAGGCTATGTGTTTTGGAGAAACAGGAAAGAACCACTGCCCTGTTCGACAAGAGTGCTTATGGGATGCCGTTCAACGTGAAGAACCACATGGTATTTGGGGCGGTCTAAGTCACCGTGAAAGAAATGCTTTTGTTCGTAAGTACCAACGATTAAAGAAGACAAAGAAAACAACTCTTACTTTGCAGGACTACATATTCAGTGAGGAATACTAGTGGTTAATGACCTAAAGAAGTTCTTAGATGCAAAGAAGACGGATTCTAGATTGTTGGGCGATGTGGAACGTCACCTTCTTAAGCAACCACGAGGCGATCGCAGCACAACAGTTCTTCACCCCTCTGAGATCATCAAGTCTGACTTTTGTCTAAAGTATTCTTACTACCTCATGACAGGTGGAGAACCAAAAACAGAGAAGCCAAGCCTGCGTTTACAGAACATCTTTGATGAGGGTCATTACATCCATGCTAAATGGCAGAATCGTTTTAGGGACATGGGAGTTCTGTACGGAATGTTTAAGTGTGTTTCGTGTAAAACAGTTACTACAGCGATCTCTCCAGAATGCGATGAGTGCGGTACAAGAGACACCATGGAGTATATGGAAGTTACCCTTAAAGACGATGTTCTTCGCATTAGTGGTCACACGGATGGGTGGATCAAAGGCATTGGTGAAGACTGCTTAATTGAGATCAAGTCAATTGGTGCTGGAACACTGCGCTTTGAAGCCCCAGATCTTCTGCGAGATGCTGACGGTGATTTGTCAAAAGCATGGAAGAACATCCGTCGCCCATTCCGTAGTCACTTACTGCAGGGTCAGATGTACCTTGAGTTGGCTCGCCGTATGTACGGAGACGAGGCTCCTAATGAGATCGTGTTTATCTATGAACTAAAAGCGGATCAGGACTACAAAGAGTTTACCGTTAAGGCTGATTACGAGATCGTAGAACGTGTCTTCCACAAAGCAGAGAAAGTTATTAAGGCTGTTGAGGCTGGAGTTTCTCCAGACTGCAACAACGATCCAGTAGATGGATGTAAACAATGCAACTTGATCCCATAGTTACCAAAGGCTGGGAATTACCAGAGCCTAAGTACGAGCAAGCCAAACTACCTCCTGACATCACAGCCTTGAGCAGTGACCAGTTGGCAGAGATGTTTACTGTACTAACTGGCTGGGCAGACTTCTTTGCTACAAAGTTAGTCCAGGCTCAGTTGGCTGAGAAAGACGCTGAGAAAAAGTTAGACCGCCACATCGCCCGTCTAACGGTCGAGAAGATGGGTTCAGCCACCAAGGGTGACCGTGTGACCCTAATCAAGGCTCAAATTGCCTGTGACCCCGATGTGCAGGATTTGGAAGATAGCCACCGAGACGCCTATGCTATGCGTAAGGCGTGGGAAGTCATGCTCACTAACCAGGAGAGGGATATAACACTGGTTAGCCGAGAGATCACCCGCAGAACATCGGAGCAACGACGAAGGGAACTATAATGAAAAAGGTATTACTAGCACTAACAATCGGCCTAAGTTTATTTTCAGTACCAGCACATGCAGACCAAGCACCAACAATTGCAATCATTGACTCAGGAGTTAATGACTCACTCTTCACCAACATTGTTGGGGAGTACTGCGTAGTTGAGTTCTTCTCTTGCCCAAACGGTAAGAGCACTATGGACGGTACAGGAGCAGCAAACATCCCAGTATCAACCAATGCGACGCTAACCCACGGGACAGAGATGGCGTCCATTATCAATAAGGTCAATCCAGCAGCAAAGATACTGCCTATCCGTATTGTTGGATTGACCTCTACTAACCTTCCAGCCATCTATACCAACCAAGCAGTTAAGTTGGCGTTAGATTGGCTTGTTGCTAACCAAAGCAAGTACAACGTCAAGGTCGTCAGCATCTCGCAGGGTCGCATCTTTGCAGGATGTGCAGTCCCTGATGGCATGTCTGCAGATGTCGATGCATTAAAGTCCAAGGGCGTTACAGTCGTAGCAGCAACAGGTAATGATGCAAATCGTACAGCGATGATGTCACCAGCCTGCCTTCCTAACGTGGTTTCAGTTGGCGCAACAGATAATGCAGACCCAGGAACAACTGGCAAAGCGTGGGATCCAACAGCAGCGCCTAAGATTGCTACATACAGCAACGGCAACGCACAGACTACTTACTACACCAATGGTCGTTATTATGCACTGCAACCAAACGGAACTACCAAGTTTACTGTTGGTACATCAGATGCGTGTGCAGCAATGGCTGCATGGATTTCTAACCACCCAGTAATTACTACAACAACTGCAAGCAATCAGTGGCTAACAGGAAAGTATGTGTTCATCAATTGATTATCGGTCTTAGCGGATACGCACAGTCTGGTAAAGACACCGTTGCAAACATTTTGGTGTCCAAGTATGAATTTGAGCGAGTGGCGTTTGCAGACGCCATTCGTTCTATTCTTTGGGAGATGAATCCAATTGTTAAAGACAGTGGGTTCACACTCCAAGGAGTTGTTACTGCTTATGGTTGGGACAAAGCAAAAGTTATGTTCTCTGAAGTTCGTAGGTTGTTACAAGAACAAGGAGTAAGTTCTCGTAAGGTTTTGGGCGATGATATTTGGGTTAGTGCTGCATTACAAAAAATGAGTAACACAAACAAAAACTATGTAGTTACTGATGTTCGTTTCCAAAACGAAGCAGCAATGATTACTCTATTAGGCGGTCAACTATGGCGTGTAAAGCGCCCAGGAGTAGAAGCAGTAAACAGTCATGTGTCTGAACATGACTTAGACGGGTACAAGATGGACCAGATTTTGCACAACGGGGGAACCATAGACGAACTAGAGTTACTAGTCCGACAACGAATGGATGCCCTAATTGCCAACAAAACTGATTGAAGGTAAATCCATACCTAAAGATGCAAAAGTATCTATTGGTATCGACCAGTCACTAACAGGATTTGCCCTAACTATTCTCAGTATTGACGAGCCTGACCACTACATTACATGGGTGTACAAGTCACCCTACTTTGGCATCGAAAGACTGGCAGATATTCGCCAATGGTTGTCAGACAACCTCTACTACGCCGATGAGCACTGGGACGTTGTAGACCTAGCCCTAGAAGGAACAGTCCTCGCCAGCCATGCAGCCCTAGTCTTGGGCGAGTTATCGGCTGTAGTTCGCCTCACTATCTTTGATCATTACGATGAGGAAGACCCACGCCGTTTTCCTCTCAAGGTTCCGCCTATGACCCTCAAAAAGTATGCAACAGGTAAAGGAAACGCCAAAAAGCAAGAGATGTTGATGCAGATCTACAAGAGATGGAACATTGAGTTCAATGACGATAATGCTGCAGACTCTTATGCACTAGCAAGGCTTGTTGGAAAAACTGCGATTGATGCCGTCGAAAAGGCAGTAGTCGAACAAATGTCAGATGCTAAATATAGAGACCAACCTCGTCTTTAGCCTTATCCTTTAGTTCGGGAGTGGCACACAATACCGACTAAAAGGACTAACAATTGAATACAGAAGTACTACCTACTGACGAACCGTTTCTACGAGTCAGCGCATCATCGAACCCCCAGAGCGTAGCCTCCGCCATCGCCCATGCAATCTATGACAAAAAGGAAGTAAAACTCCGTGCCGTAGGTGCTGGGGCCGTAAATCAGGCAGTCAAAGCAATTGCTATTGCCAGAGGTTATGTTGCCCCACGAGGTATGGATCTCTCCTGTATCCCAGGATTTACGACCATCGAGTCTCGTGACGGAGAAATCTCCGCAATTGTTTTTGCCATTACAGCCAACTAATTCAGACGTATCCTTGTCCTTAGATTAAGGAGTCAACATGGCATCTTGGACATCAATGGGTCACGCAATGCGTCGTCGCATGGGCGCACCCTCTTCCCACTTAGAAGCGGCAGGAAAAAGCATGAGCAGAAATTCAATGACACCTGAAGAAGTTATCGCTTCTGCAGAACACGCCAACTCACCACGTAAGTATGTTGGTCAGATGTCAGGCGTTGCAAACACAAGCGGTGCACCTCTCAAGGGCACACTCATCGGCAAGAAGAACAAGCAGGCTGGCGATCCTACAATTGCTGACAAGGCTAACCGTTCAAACAAACTTGTAAACAACGCTGCTGCATCAGAGCGTATGGGTGCTCGTTACGAGATCGGTGCAACTTTCCCAGCAGTACATCAGTCAGAAGTTGGACCAACAATGGCTAATGCACGCACAATTCCATCAGTCATGGGTCGTCAGGCTCCAGACTTCAACGCAGGAATGAGCGAAACTTACTAATGCTCTCCTCGTCCCAATTCACGGGGCAGAGTGTTCAGTATTCCGATTCAACTCCGCCACCGTTGTCACTAAGCGCAACTACCACTGGTAGTGCTGCCCAAGCAACTGCATGGCGTAACTCGTCTCTTGCTGGAAGTAATCGTCCATTGTCATTATCTAAAAAGACAATGGGAACTACATACAAGTTTGATGATACATCTTCCGCTCCTACTCCTCCCGCTTCGGACAAAGGAGTAGGAAGAAATGCTGAGTAATGAAGAGTTTGCAAATAAAGTAAACACAGAAGGTGGCGCAAGCCGTAACTTTCAAACGTTTGAAGAAGCAAAGCCTCACGGAATTATGGTGTCCATTCCTGGGGCTGAGCAAGTTACTAAGGCTCCGCTAACAGCAGACCAAGCAAACCGTTTCCGTAAAGACCATGATGTTCAGGCAACAGGCTCTGATTACCATGGGGCATGGCAGTCTGGCGATAAAATTTTCCAAGATGTAAGTCGTAAGCATGAGACTCTTGACGCTGCACGTAAAGCAGGCGTAAAGGATAAACAGATTGCTGGTTATGATTTAGGTGGAACAGACATTCGACGCCCAGAAGGTGGCGAAGTTTTCTTTGGTCGTAAGATTCCTGGCATTGAGTCTAACCCAGAGTTTAAAGAAAACACATACCAAACAAGCCAAGCAGAACGCATGTCCCCAAAGCCTCGTGCACAAGAGTTTGCAGAGCAGGCTCAGATTAGTCGTGGTGCAACAAACAAAGGCAAAAAGATCTCTATTAACGAGGTCTATGCAACAATTGCAAAAAACCGCAGAAATAGAGGTGTTTGATGACGAAAGTCTGCACCTCTTGTAGCAAAGAACTTCCTGTTGAGAAGTTCAAAATGCGTGGTAGTCGTCAGGCTGAGACTCGTTATTCAATGTGTAATCGTTGTTTGTACGTCAAATACACACGACCTCTTGTAGAGCAAAAAACAAAAGAAATACACGAGTATCAAGTAGCAAAAGGATGTGCAGATTGTGGGTACAACGCCCACCCTGCAGCCTTAGAATTTGATCATCTTCCTGGTACTGAAAAGAAATTCAATATTGGTGAAGAGATTGGATCTTACAGTCGTGAAAAACTGTGGGAAGAAATAGCAAAGTGTGATGTGGTCTGCGCCAATTGCCACAACATACGGACGGCAAATCGTCGTAATCGAGTAGAGATTGAGGTGATCTGATGGCAGGTGGAGTAAACAACTTCTCGCCACAGCAAAACTGGCAATCACTCGGTGGTAACGGTTTGTACGGTTATAACAACCAAGGTGGCGCAGGAACCCCAGTAGCACGGGATGAAATGGATGCCTCACGCATTGGCGTGGGTCGTATTCCTTCAGCGGAGTACCCTTGACGGTTATTTAGGAACGATACGATCCCGTCGAGATGATCGTCTACTTGATTCAATCAAGTCTCGTGTTAACCAGAAGGCCTATCAACGTGGAGTCCACAAGGGTGAGCGCATTGAGCCATCCATGTACTTCTGGCCTGAAGGCATGAATGATATGTCTGGTATTGAGCGTCAGATGGCTGGAAGGCCTGTCGTAATTAATGGGATCTCACAGTACATGGTCGTTAGAAACGCACCACAAGTTCAACTTACCCCCGCTCCTCACCTTGTTAATGACGGCAAAGCAAACACCGTTGCTAATGAACCAGGTGAGATCAATGCACGTCGCCAAGCAATGCTTGCATACTTGAGACCAGCGTGGAATTAACATGGCACGTAAACCAGTAGAACAACCAGCATCCAGATCTGAAGCATTTCTTTCTGGTCAACGCCCTTTGTTGATGAAAGACTTGACTCCTGAAGAACAGACTTCTGCACGTGAGGCTGTAAGTAAGCACACCATGAGCACACGTGCACAACTAGAAATGTTGTCTTCAGAACGAAACATGACTCATACCAGTCCTATGGTTCGTCAAAAAGCAAAAAGGTCTAAAAAAGCATTAGATGAAGGCGCTGTTGATAAGCCGTATAGCCATGAAGACGCTGTTCGTAGCCACATGGAGCATTTTAAAAATGCCGCTGTAAATCCCAGAGAAGGCGAATCAATCCATGGGGTTGACTTTTACTCTCAAAATGCTGATCCCATTCACAAAATTATTCAAGGTCATTCTGTTAACCCTGTTACTGCTTTTGGTGCAACCGCCAAACTTAGTTACAAGAA